GGTCCAATCCACTAACTGGAACATCAGCGACAGACACTGACCCCTGACCCTGTAGACTAATCAAAGAAACAAACAAAACAATGGATCAACCAACCTACGCCGTCCAACCTGCAGCATGGGGCAACTTCGATGGATACGGTTGTGACTATGCCGTCAGCATCGCCCACGCTTACAAGATCGCTGGCATCTGGCGTTCGATGAATGAGCGGCACGGACAGGGAGAAGACATGATGATCTTTAAGATCCTACCAGGTGGAAACCCCATCGCGTGGGTTCGGGTCTATGCAGACGAATCCGTCCTCCCTGTGACGGATGAGGCACTGGCACTGCTTTGATAGGCAACGCCACCAGATCGACTAGACTTTAAAAGAACAAACGAACAAAGCATCATGAACGGTTGGGCAAATCACGCAACATGGAACGTCGCTCTTTGGATCGGCAACGATGAGATGATCTACCGCCACGCCAAAGAGAACAAGAATCTAGGGTATCGCAAATGGGCAAAGCGATTCATCGATGAGTTTGGCGAGTACATCACAGGGGACGGCATCTCCTGGTTGTCCGATGACGTAGACACAGATGAGATGGATGCGATGCTGGCAGAACTGTAAGGGGTCGCCCCTTCTATGCTACAATATACAAGAACACGACACGACACCATGAACGCCACCGCTTTCAACCTGACCAACGCCGTTCGCATCTATGAAGAGACGATCGCCCCTCTTCATGCTCGCTATCTGTCAGAAGACAACGCAGGCGGCAAGATGAGAGCATCGATGGGCGACCTCTATGAAGACGTGGCACAGGCAGTGATCTATGCAGTCGATCCCTCCATCGTGTGCAAGCACAACGATTATATCATGATCGAGAGCAAGGGCGGCAAGTCCTACAAGAAGACACAGGTAGACATCCATGCCTATAAGGACGGAGAACTGATCTTCATTGTAGAGGGCAAGACCTATCTTGATTCATCTATGCTGGACCGTGCCTGCAGCGAGTTTGACAAGATCCGCCGTGTCTATCCTGGCATCCCTGCCGCTGTCTTCACAGGACAGGATGCGACAGACCCCGACTCTGCTGCCTGGTTTGCTGATGAGACAGAGCACAGCGTCTTCGTCGTCAACCAGACCAAGCAACGCAGAAGCACAGCACCAATCTTTGAGACAGCAGACCCGCTCGACATGATGGCACTGCAGGCATTCGCCCGATGGGTTGACGCAGCAATCTGACAGTATAGCACACCGGGGGTGGACTGTATGTTGCCCCCCTATGCCGTATAGGCGTCGCGCCGTACCAAAAAAGTACCTTCTTCCTAACCTACAAAGTGTTACCCAAACGAGATAAATATTTCAAGGAAATCGAAAAAATTTCCGCCAGAAAAAATAGGTCAAAATAGTTGAGTTATGAAAGACTACGATAGATACCTGAATAAGCAAGCAGAAGTATTGAATGAGTTCGATGATTTCTGCGAGCAGTTTGAGCAACGAGCTGCCGAGAACTTTAAGAACCCAAAGAAAGAGGATGCAAGATTTGAATTACTCAAAGAAATCGTCGAACCCAGTGAAGAGCAATCTGACAGTTGAACAAGTGCTTGAGTATGCATTAGAGGAGATCAATGTGCTAAAGCAAGAGGTTGAGCGTCTAAAATCCCCTCAATTAATGTATAAGCGTCCGGGATCCGAGAAGCATGAGAAAATCACAGAATTCTTTGATGATGTAGAGATACGCTTACAGAAGTTAGAGAAGTAATGGCAATACTATTACCAGGTCCAGGTTTCATAAATGTTGGTGGTATGTGGGAGATCTTACCAACTCCTGGTGTAGGGATGTTTGGTACATTTCGAGAAAGTGTATCACTAAACATATATGAAAACATCAATCCTGTACCGATTACTGCTCAAAGTAGTGTGGTATGTCCTGGAGGCACTCCTTTTTCTCTCACCCAACCATCACCAGAGTTGATCACAGGCATCAGTATTGCCCCTGGAAGCAGTGCTGGGCGTACTGGGGTAGGTGTAACCGTATTGATGTCTCGGGGCGGTGTAGGGAACATTCCAGAGATGTCTATGCCAATCTATAATGAACCTTATGTAAAATATTTAAGTATCACATCAGCGCCAGTATTTACGTTAGTATTACCTGTACCTTTGACTGGGTATGTTACCGAGAAGTACTTTTGGGATGGAGATGCAGGATTCTCTGAATTATATCAAGGTAAAGAAACTCCATTAGTGCGAGATAATATCCGAGGTGCTTCACGACAAGGTGGTGTTGGTATTGTAAAGACCCCTGGGTTTCCTAGAGATAAAGCAATTAGTGTAGCGAAGAATATACCGGGGAGCGGAACTCTGCCCATCAGTATGAATGAGGTTGGACCAGGTGCTGCTGCTGTAACTAGAGGTTCTGCTGCTGCAGAACAAGCGTCAGTGAATAGTAGTTATATGTGGTCAATGAAGCCTTCACAAATACAGGTGGAGCGATTATTCTTTACGATTACTGTAACAAGTACATGTCCACCATATACTTGGGTTTTTCCTGCTTATATGGATGTTGATAATAATTGGACACCACATGGTGAACGTATCAAGTACCGAATAAATAGACAGAAGAGAGCATTACCGGGAGAGGAGGCAAAGTTCTAATGGTAGGATCTGGAATGAGTCGTCTAGGCGACTTCGAGAGTGGTCACGGATGTTGGCATCCAGTACCCATTGCAAGTACTGTAGGTACAGTATTAGTTAATAAGATACCTGCGGCACAAGTGGGGGATGTAACTTCTCCTCACGTCTGTCCAAAGAAACCTCCTCATATTGATCAGATTTCAAAGGGATCTAAAACCATATTTCTAAACAAGAGACCAGCAGCACGTATCGGGGATCTTCTGAAAAGTCTTGGTCCTGGTGGTGTTGCTGTTATGGCACAAGGTTCTCATTCGGTATTGGCAGGTGGTTGATTTTGTGGTATAATAACGGTAGTTCACACTAAAACTCATGGCAAATCGTCCAAGTCTGTCTAGTAACGACACAATCGAATCACAACCCAAGAGAACCAGACAGGGTATGGGTAAGCACACGAAGTATACTCCGACTTCACGTAACAAAGCAAAGAAGCGTTATCGGGGTCAAGGTCGGGGTTGATTTAATAAATTATAATATAAACCACAGGAGAATACAATGGGCAACTCACCAACAGATAAAAGTAAAGATTTTATCAAAAGAGGTATGACATTAATCACTCAAGTTGATTCTGATAAATTTTTAAAGAAGGTAGAAGAAGAGAAGAAGGAAAAGCCTACTAAATAAAAATAAAAGTGTCCTGTTGTGCCAGATCTCGCTCCTTTTAAGGATTTAAAGGTTAATTTTAAACCACATCCGATTACTGGTGATTTGCAAGTATCGAAAGAGGATGCTGCCATTAAACAGTCTATTGTTAATTTACTAATGACTGTTCCTGGTGAGCGTCCTTTTCAACCACAATTAGGATCTAGTTTATCAGAGTTGTTGTTTGATCCATTAGATTATGGTGTAGCAGCACTTATTAAGAATGAAATCAATGATACTGTTCGTAATTATGAACCAAGAGTGAACGTGGTTGGGTTGACAGTAGAACCCAATTTTAATGATAATGCATTTGATGTGAATTTTGAATTTGAGATTCGTGGTCGCGAAGACGTTACACCACTACAAATTAACTTCCTTCTGCAGAGAACTCAATAATGAAGTACGTTCAGGTTAGTAATTTAGATTTTACCGATATCAAGACTGAACTCAAGGATTACTTGAGATCAAAGTCAGATTTTACCGATTTTGATTTTGAAGGTTCTGTATGGGCAAATCTATTAGATGTATTAGCATATAATACATATTATACTGCATTCAACACCAACATGGTGACGAATGAATTATTTCTTGAGTCTGCGACCTTAAGAGACAATGTTATTACACTGGCGAAGCAATTAGGATATAAACCAAAGTCTGTTGTTGCGCCAGAAGCAAGTATTAATTTTAAAGTAACATTTCCTGGTACGGCACCTTCTACTATTATTCTCAAGAAGGGTACGGGATTTGTTACTACATTTGATGATCAATTGTATCGATATGTTGCAATTGATGATATTAAGGTGCCTGTGGAAAACAATGAGGCATTCTTCAATAACGTATCATTGTATGAGGGTAACTTAATTACCAACCAATTTGTAGTTGATACTTCATTATCAAAACAAAAATTTGTTCTATCGAATTCAAATACCGATACTAGCACTATTAGAGTGAGAGTATTTGAATCTCCATCGTCATCATCATTTGTATATTATAATCAAATCGACACTATTATCGATATTACGTCTACAAATAATATCTTCTATGTTGATGAATCATTAGATGAGCAGTATCAGTTATTCTTTGGCGACAATGTTATTGGTAAGGCATTAGAAAATAGTCAAGTAGTTGATGTATCGTACTTGATTACAAATGGAGAAGCAACTAATGGTGCTTCA